GGAATAAATTATGGCAACTTGGAGAATTGAACCGACATGGAAAAAATCTATTGTCGAACGAGCATTTTGGCAGAAAGATGGCAAAACATTAATTAATGAAATTGGCTGGCGCTGGGGAACATTTGAAGTCGAAACTACAGGTGATGAACCACCTACTATTGACGAAGATACTGATTTGTTCTGCTCCGATGAGTTTGAACTGGGTGACTGGTCTACTACAGATGGATGCTGGGAAGAAAACGAGTTTGAGGGTGATTGGGAAGAAGGTGAACAAGAAGAACTCGAGGAACGTTTGAATGACGGTGAGATTTCTGTTTATGAATTAGAAGATGAAGGTTGGATCAACACCGACACTGAAATGTACATCACATGTGATGTCGAAATTACTAAGATAAACGAAGACGGCACTGAAGAAAAAATCGTCACTGATAAAGTAGAAGAAACTAAAGAACCGATCAAACTAGAACCCAAAGCAGAATGGCCTTTTGGATCTAACTAAGAATGAGAACATACGATAAGCGAATTGGCTTCTTAGTCAGTTATCAAACTTTGATCCCTCACGGCGGCATCGGTCAGTTTGCAAAAAGTTTTTGCGAACTAATGGATGAGCATAACGTCAAAGTAGATATCATCACAGACAAAGAACCACAAGACAATGAGTTTGTAAAATCATTGAAAGCAAACGTGATTGCTCCGCTAGAACCATTGCGCTATACAGATCATAGCAACATCTTTATGTATGGAGATACATTTTGCTATGAACGTATGGCTAACTTTCGCAATGCTATTATCGAAGCATTGGAACACAATCTATATGATGCATTTATCTGCAATACATATGAAACAGTTCAGGTAGCTAGTTCAATGGGTCTCGAAGATGTGATTCAAATTATTGCATATACACATTTAGAAAGTCAGATTTTCAAAGATACCAAGAATCCGTTCTTGCACAATACAAACGCACTAATGAGATTGCAATTGCAAACTGACAATATTTTTATTGGAACACAAAGTAAATTCAATTCACTAGAGTTAGAAGAAATGGGGGCATGGCATCTTCCTATTCCTATCACTGAACAAGCATTGTTAGAAGAATATCACGGTGACAGAGAAGGTGTGTTATTTGTTGGTCGTTGGGAAGAAGGTAAGAATCCTGAACTGTTCATCGACTTGATTGAGCAGACTAAGCTGCCTGCTAAAGTAATGACTAGTCCTAACGGTGTCAAGAAGTTTGAAGAACGGCTAAAAAAGATTGGTGCTACTTACGATGTTCGTGCTAGTATTGTAGGACAAGAGAAAGTTGATTTCATCAAGTCTAGTCGTATTGCATTTAATCCAAGTGTAGTTGAGTCTTATGGTATGGCTTTTTATGAGCAACACATTCAGTTACCTACACTTGTGTTAGAGAATCAGCGTTGGACTAAAAACTTCAATGACGAATTCTTTTACTATTGTAACAAAAAGAATATGGCTGAAAAAGCCAAACAGTTGTATGACAGTTTTGATACTGCTGAAAAATGGTATAACTTAGAATCACTGAAACATGCTAAGTTCATGGAAAGCAAAGTGTTTCATAAATGGAATGATTGTTTTTCTGAGTTTGTACCTAAGCAATCTAACAGTAATACAGCAAAAATTTGTAGTGAGACAACAGTTAAGCTACAAGACTACATCAAAGATTTAGGTCGTAAGATTATTTGTATTGATGATATCCGTAGTGTATTGACTAACAAACATAAGTTTAGAGTCATGTACACAGACGAAGATACATATCTTTCAAAGGATCCTAGCTTTGAACCAAAAGAAGAAAAATCAGGAAACGAATTGTTTAGTTTTGTATGAAAAAAATCTTAGTTACTGGTTGTTCAGGGTATATAGGCTCTCATTTGTGTCACTTACTGAGTGGCACGTATGAGATACACGGATTAGATATAAAACCACCTAAAGTAAAGATAGACAAGTTTTACAATCTTGATATTAGATACTCAGTGGACGAATTAGCAGAAGAACAGTACGATGCAGTCATACACCTAGCCGCATTAGTAAACGTCAGTGAAAGTGAAAAAGACCCCATAGATTATTACCTAACCAACACGTTTGGTACTATGGGTCTGTTGCATGTCATAGATACTCCTAATTTTATTTTTGCTAGTACAGGTGCCGCAGAAGGTTGTATGAGCGCATATGGTGTTAGTAAACGTGCCGGAGAAGATGTTGTACGTCAGTTAGCTAAACAACGATTCATGGAATATACAATATTTCGTTTTTACAATGTGATAGGTAGTGGTGGGTTTGAACCTACGAATCCTGACGGTTTGTTCTACAATCTTATCAAGTCTATGGAGACCGGGGAATTTAACATATATGGTTACGACTATGACGAGAGTCCAGACGGGACTTGCGTAAGAGACTATGTTCATGTAATGGAAATCTGCGAAGCATTGAAGCTAGCAATCGAGAAACCTTCTAACAAAATTGAATGTTTAGGTCATGGTATTGGGCATACTGTAAAAGATATGGTGACTCGTTTTATGTTCGTCAACGATTGTGATTTTCTTATCAATCTCAAAGATAGACGCCCAGGAGACTTGCCCGTTTCTGTGCTAAAAGAGGTGTCTCCCTACATGAAAAACCTATATTCCTTAGATGATTTGCTTAAGGTTGACAATAAATAAGTTGTGCAATATAATAGCATATTATGACTACCAACTCGACTATCATGACCAAACGTATCGGCTTTGCTTGCAAGTGGGCAGAGATTAACAAAAAGGGCGAAATCGCTAGTGCTGAAGGTTTGAATACCGGCGGCACGACTATGGCTTGGGCAAAGCGTAACAGTCGCAATGTAGTAGAAGAAAAGATTATTGATGTTGCAAAACAAAATATTCTTAATACTACAGCATTAGTTCGCAAAGTTGCTACATTGCCCGAACCTCTGCGTATGTTGCGTATCACTAGCGATATGCTAAGTTTTTACACACACGAAGATTGGCAACCATTCTGGCAATCTACTAATACTCAGGATCAACTTGCACGTTGGTTCGCTCCTATCGGTGAAATCGCACGACAAAACAATGTCAGACTATCGTTTCACCCCGATCAATTTGTTGTCCTCGCTAGCGACCGAGAAGAGGTGGTAAATAAGAGTATCGAGGAGTTTGAATATCATGTTGATATGGCCCGCTGGATGGGGTACGGTAAACAATTTCAGGACATTAAAATCAACGTCCATATCTCCGGTCGCCAAGGTCCCGAAGGTATCAGAAAAGCGTACCAACGACTCAGCCCCGAAGCACGAAACACACTCACAATCGAAAACGAAGAAATGAGCTATGGATTGGATGATTGCCTTACTATATCTGATCTTGTTCCAATTGTTCTGGACATTCATCATCACTGGGTCAGAGAGGGAGAATACTTGGCTGTCACCGACGAGCGTGTTCAGCGGGTTGTTGACTCTTGGCGCGGCGTGCGCCCTACTCTACATTACAGTGTTTCACGTGAAGATTGCCTTGTTGGTCATTGCGTTGATACTCTACCATGCCGCGACAGCCTAATCGCTAGCGGCAAGAACAAGCAAAAGCTCCGCGCACATTCTGACTATTACTGGAACAATGCAGTAAATAATTGGGCTATGACATTCCATGATAAATTCGATATCATGTGCGAGAGTAAGGCTAAGAACCTAGCTAGCCACAAACTATACGAGAAATATTATGGGACTATTTGATAAACTATTCGGAAAAACTCCTGAAACACCTAAGGTAGAAGAAAAGCCTGCTGTAGAGGAAAAACCCAAAAAGCCACGTAAGCCTCGAAAGCCTAAAGAACCTAAAGTAGAACTATCTGAAAAAGAAAAAGCTACTGCTGCCGGCGAGCCTTATGTTAATATTTTACGAATGGATGTAGACCCTAACAACATTCATACGGGTGCGATTGAACTAGACTGGAATGACAAGTTTGTGTTAAACTTGATACGTGCTGGCTTTAAACTAAAAGAGACAGACACTGAAAACGACATTGTAGACAGATGGTTTCAAACTGTTTGTAGAAACATTGCTCTGGAAATGTATGAACAGCAACAAGCTGACCCTACTAACAGAGATATCCGCACAGTACAAACAAGAGATATTGGTAACGGCCGCACCGAAGTAAGTTAAAAGTACTAATTTTTCGGTTGACAATATATTAATCTGGGATTAAAATTAAGTTTTAGTCAAAGGCAAATCATGGCTCAGCGAATTTTTAGAGATTTGATAGATGACGGACGTCCTAAGTGTATTGTAGAAGGATGTCATAAGCCGGGCCAGAATACAGGAAACCGTAGGAAAGACGGTTCCGTTATATATCGGGCTCAGTGTACCAAGCATCACTCTTTGCGATATGCATTGGGAAATTGGGCCTATAAGCAATATCGAAAAACTTATTGTGAAAATATTGATGGGCGGCTAGGATTCGTGTGTACTGCAACAATTTTGCCAGAACATGCAGAAAACATGCTAGACACGGACCATATCAATAACAATCATGAGGACAATAGAGAATGCAATATGCATACTTTATGTTCAAATTGCCACCGGGTCAAAACAAAATTGTTCGGTCACTTAACTAATTTGTATTACATCAAACGTCTTTTTGACAAAAATGCCCAAAAGTTTGCGTCAAAAATCAAAAGTCTTGTATAATATACGTATATTAACCAGACACATAGAATACGCATGAAATACGCACTCATTGACACAGCCAATACCTTCTTCCGCGCCCGTCACGTTGCAAGCCGTAACAGCGATCCATGGGAGAAGGTGGGCATGGCACTGCACCTGACACTTGCATCGGTTAATCAGATTGTTCGCAATCACAAAATTGACCACGTTGTATTCTGTCTTGAGGGCCGCTCTTGGCGTAAGGACGTTTACGAGCCTTACAAGAAAAATCGTGTGGTTGATGCAATGTCAGTCACTGAGGCAGAAAAAGAAGAAAACGAACTTTTCTGGGATACCTACGCAAAGTTTACCGACTATCTCAAAGAAAAAACAAACTGTAGCGTCCTGCGTCACGAACGTGCTGAGGCAGATGACTTGATCGCCCGTTTTATTCACTTGCACCCAAATGACACGCATTACATTATTTCTACTGATTCCGATTATGTTCAGCTTATTGCTCCAAACGTGCTCCAATACAATGGTGTCACGAATGAACTCATTACCCTCAACGGGTACTTCAAAGACAGTGGTAAGCCCGTACTAGATAAGAAAACAAAAGAACCCAAACTACTTGAGGCTAGTCCCGAATATCTACTGTTTAAGAAAATTATTCGCGGTGATGCAGGTGACAATGTGTTTACTGCATACCCGGGTGTGCGTGAGAAAGGTTCTAAGAACAAAGTAGGTATCATGGAAGCTTTTGAGGATCGCCATGGTCAAGGCTTTAACTGGAATAACTTCATGCTACAGCGTTGGACTGACCATAACGATGTAGAGTACAAGGTTCGTGACTGTTACGAACGTAACAAGATGCTGATTGATTTGACTGCACAACCACAAGATATTAAGGATGCAGTGGATCAACGTATCAAGGAAAATGTGCGAGTTACTACAACTCCACAAGTAGGTATTCACTTTATGAAATTCTGTGGCAAGTATGAACTTAACAAGATTAGTGAGCAAGCCGAAGCGTATGCTAAATGGCTTAATGCACCGTATACTGGAACCTTACATGAGCAACTTGCATAAAAGACAAGTCTATGTTGGCTTGTTAGAAATCCTTAAAGACAGTAAGTATTACTACTCTAGTAGAGTGGGCATAGATTATTGTCATCTAACCGAAGACGGTAAAATGGCAATTCTTGAATATATTGAACAAGTAGCTCCCTATATGCTGAAAAAGGATCAACAGGCTATTGAGGCATTAGCTAAACAAATGGTTTGGGAAGAACTGAAAAAATGAGTATCATTGCACCTGAAAACAGATTCAAGTCTATACAACCAGGTGAAGAACACTTTATGATGAACGACGGAATTAAAGTGGTGCCTAGAGCCAGTTTAATGATTATGAATAATTGCCCAGACTATGTTAAAACTGTTATCGCTCAAGCGTATAATGAAGGTTGGCTAGTGCCAGTTGCAAACGTAAAAACTAAAGAATTGTTTTGGGAAGTACTCGGAGATTGATATGAACGATAGAGACATTAATAACATTCATTACATTCTTAGCCGCACACCTGAAGAACTGATGGTTTGGTGGGAAACCTTGTCTCAGGATGACCAATCTTACGCAGTTGAGATTGTAAAGAAGTACAAAGAAGAACTAGAGTCAATCGCATCCTACGATGATGAAAAGATTGATGTAACCGAAGCTAAAAACTATTTGAAAAAGTTTCAGCTATGAAAAAGATTTTCTACGAAAAAGTAGGACGAAGGTATGTACCAGTAAGTGAGTACGATAGTAACCTATTGGATGCCCTTCCGAAGGGCGCACACATTGTAATGGTATACCCTGGTGGACAAAGTACTCGCTATAAGATTGATCCAAATCATGCGGCAATGATTGCCGCAGGACGTGTAGCCGAAGATGCTATTAGTAGTGCAATTATGAAAGCTAGTGAGATTCGTCGGCAAACTCGGCAAAACTCAGAAGGAAAAATTCCTCTGACGCAAGAACAACAAGACGCATGGAACAATCTTATTCGTGTGTTCGGTGATGACGCTAGACAACTAGAATGGCCTAGTGTACGTGAATGTGCTGAGGCTGGTGTAAGAGCAATGCAAGAGGAAGCAGAACAACTAATGACTGTTCCCGCAGTCAAAAAAGCATACGAGCATTTTATGCTAGTGTGCGAACTTACAAAGGATAAAAATGAACTTAAAAGCTAAACCAATTATTAAGGGTGAGTATTGGGTTGTCACTGACGGCGAACGAAAAGTAGGCAATGTAGTAGCAGAGGGTAACGGCTATGAGTTAAAGATCGGACAAAACTCACAGCATTTTGCTAGTACTAAAGCTATTGAAAAGATTACTAGTATTGAGTTTGAAACTCTAAAGAAACCTACTACTCATGAGAATCCATTCTCAGAATTTCCTACGCCAGCTAAGGTTTACAATAGCGTATTGGATGTTAAGAGAAAATTGCATCTTTTCACAAAAACCGTGAAAAGCAAGTGCTATCATGCCGCAGGCTGGTTCGCAATCCAACAAAACGGGGAATATGAAGTCATTTTCTGCCCTAAGTACATTTTTGTACAGAGGTACGCATATTATGGACCCTTTAAAACAGAAAATGAGGCAAAAAGTAGCATAAATAGTGTATGATTCAAATTAAAAGGTTTATTGATAAAATAGCCAGTATTGAGGCGAGACAGGGTAAAGATGTGATTTTACCCATCGCAGATGCTCGGGCACTACGTGACGAAATTACTAAATTAGTTATCGAACAAAAAGAAAGTGCCACAACAACTAAAAACGATGAAACCATCGAAGTTGTTATGAGAGGTGGTAAGTGGTAAATGAGCAGAACACAACCTAAAGTATTATTAGAATACGTTGATAAGAATACATACAAATCTGACCAAATTGTAGAAGCAGCTGGAATTTGGGCAGTGTTTTATGACGGACAACCTATTAACCTTAAAAGCCAACACTACTTAGATAGTGAGGCTGTACCTAAGTACAAAAAGACCAGTTTCAGTAATCCTGGTCATGCACGTAATCTGTGCCGTAAATTGAATAAACAATTCAAGACAGATAAGTTTACTGTAGTGTTTATGAATAACGGTACAAAAGTGTACCCAGATGACTAAACCAAGTATTAAGGAACTTGTAACAAAAACTGTGTTAGAGCAGATACCTGATAATGTCTGGACTTTCGACGAAGCTATGAAAAAATGGTGGATGACAGTAAGAAGTGACAGAGGACTAAGGTTGACTGACATGGGAGATTTGAGTTTTAGGCATGCAGAGATAGAATTCTACGAGTATGACCTAACGATAGACAAGTCTCAGAGTTTACACTTTACAGTTTTAGAACTCAGTAAAAAAATCAAATGTCCATACTACTTGGGCGCAAGAAAGCAAGAAGGTAAAAAAGTCCAACCCTATATACGACTCTACGATAGTAGGGTCGCCGTTATGGTTAGCCTATATGGAAACATATTAGATTACTTAAAGTCAATAAAGGAGAGAACATGACTGACGAAAAGAAAAGTAAAAACCCGTTCATCAATATGGCAAATGAAGCAAAGAAAGCTAAATTGAATCAAATGTACGGTAAAGCTAGTGCAAATATCAAAGCACCCAAACCTTCGAAAGGATTCGGCGGAGCAACCGTCGTCCGCAGAAGCGGTAGAGGTGGATAAATACAGTATAGGGGAAACACCATGAAATACTTAATTGCAC